ACATGAAGTCAGTAACTTCACATGTATCCATTATAAAATCCCAATACGTGTAATCTTATTAGTGTATCCTGATAAAATCTTATCTACAATAATGTTTCCAGTACCGCTTGAGATTTGCTTGTCGTATTCAATCTTAAACTGATCGGTGCTATAGTTCTTTACATATCTCTTATAGTAATCTAGTTTCCCACACTTAATATCTTCAATAAGCATCTTTGTTGCATCTTGAATGTCGTATGGAACAACCTTATACCCAACCTCAGCCAAGAAGATATAATCAGTTCCTTCTGGGAATGTAACTCCAGGGGTAATGGTTGCAACATTTCCGCTGTCGTCTGTATCAAACAATGACAAAGAATCTGATGCTGCTAAAGGAACTCGTGCTGGTCTGCGCTCTGATCTGTTGTATCCTTCTGTTGCTGCAACTGGATCCTTAATGATTGCACTCTTATCTTTTGTGAGCATGTAGTTCCACTCACCTAGTGCTGGACCATCTGCAGAATAAATATCATAAACAAGAATTGCGTTCTCATAAACCTTTACGAGTTTTTCAACTTTGTCCCATACTGGCATGTAATCAGTCTCTTGTCCAACTGGCTCAACATACTTTCTCTTGTAATAAAATCCACCAGTAATGCTGTCTATAAGTATTCTTGCTAAGTTTTCATACTCTTCATACTTTGCAATATCTGTTGCAGTTGTTAGTCCGTGACTTGCTGCTAATTCTCTTGGATTTACATATGGTCTTGCAACCTCTAGGTTGTCTTGAACAACAATATCTCCACGGTCTTCATAAACATTTCCAGACTCTTCTAGGTCTTCGTGAATAGTAAGTGCATATGACTTATCGTATTTTACAAAATCTTCATCTAGAGTATAGGTTAGTTGTGAGTTGGAGTTAGATGTTAAATAAGCAACAACCTCTGACTGCTCTAAAGTATCTTCAATTACTAAAACATAACCTCTGTTAGCATCTGGTACTGTGTATGTTACAGAAAGTGGGTATGGTGGGAGTCTTAGAATCTGCATAATTATTTACCGTAGTATGATGCTACCTCTTCTGGAGACGCTATGCGTACTGCCTTATGGGTAATCATCTTTTCCGATGCCTCCTTTGAGACGATGTTATATCCTGGTGCGAGAGACCCCAACCCGTTCCAGTGGATATTTCTAGTGGAGTAAAGAGCGACCTTTTCTTCTTTAGGCTGCTCTTTGCCTTGCTTTACACTTTCAATCTTATTGTCATTTGGATGAAAACTTGCTATTACTTCTAATATTTCTAATTTAGTCTTTACCCCAAATAGATCAATGTTATTTTTTTTAGCGTATGACTTTAGTTCCATAACAGTCTTTGTTGCTAAATCTTCCATCGTTGTCATTTGATCTCCCTATGCTTACTGCAATTATACCAGAGTTATCTTCTCAGAGTCTGGGGTCTTCTAATTCCTGATGGTGTTCCAGACATAATGATGTTCTCACCAAAATTTGCTGTAGGTATACATCCTAAAGCATTTTTTTCAGATATGATCCCATTGGGTCCAGATATAACTGTGCCAGTTACTCCACCCGCAACAATGCATCCACCACTACGGTGATTATGTTCTTCTGGTGCACTTCCTGGATAAGACATATTTTCTCCCTATATGACTAAGGAGGGCAGTTTTTACGCTGCCCCCCTAGATCATTGCTTAGTATTAATTAGGAATCTGAGGCTGCATCTGCGTAAGCAACTGCATCCAACTCTTCCCACTGAAGACCAAAGCGAACGAATACTGTGTATTCAATGGTGTCCTTCTTGTTGATGTATTCACGATTTACTGTGATATCACGCTGGAAGCCCCATACACGGTTTGCTGGGAATGTCAAGTCGACATAACCTGCTGGGTAGTAAGGAACTTCTTGGACTGTGATGCCAAGTACACGAGTTGTACGAGCATCGCCGAATGTCTGTCCTGCGCCATCAAGGTAAGCCTGGCGGTTAGCCTGTGTGCTTCCTGGAATCTGGCCGTTAACTGCTTCAGCAATTGCATCAGCAAGTGTACCGTTATTCTTGACGATACCCTGGAATGCGTCTGTACCTGCGTAGAACTTAAGGTTTGACTTAAGTGCACGGTACTTACGTGGCATTGCCAAGATAATGTCCTGCATAACGTTTGGAGTCCATTCGTTACCAGTTACAGTTACTGCTGCTTCGTGAGCATCTGAACCTTCTGTAACCTTTGTTACGAAACCTTCCATGATTGAAAGGAATGGTGATGTTGTACCATCACCGTTGATTGCAAGATCTTCGATATCGTTAGCAAAAGCATTTGTCATCAAGCGAACTAGATGATCTTCAAGTGCTCCACCTTCGATATTGTCTTCAAGCGCTTCAGTTGAAACTTCCCAATCGAGACGAATCTTCTTTGTAGTAAGTTCAACCTTGCTAAATGTAGCACCTGCGTTTGTGAAATCTGGCTGTGCTTGTGCAGCAGCACGGATTACACGCTCACCAACGTTAACTTTTTCAAGTTCCATTGTGTTTGCTCGCATAGTAACTCTACGGCCATCCTTGGCGAGAACTGTTGCATCCCACACGTAGTCGATGAAGCGACGAGCCTGCTCTGGTGCTAAAATACCACCTGGTGTTCCAGTTGGGTTTACAGAGTTTGCACCGTATGTACCAAAGGCTGCTGTGGCAATGTTACCAAGAGAAGCCGCTGGAGTAAGATTACCATCTGGACCTGTAACTGTTGCACCGCCGATAGCACCTGATGCAAATGCACCGTCGCCATTGTGAGCATGTGATTCAGTTGGAGAACCTGGATAGTTCTTTACGATATCTGTATTTTGTTCTGACATATTGTTCACCTCCTAGTGATTTTATATCTTAACTTAATAGGTCGGAATTTGTGAGGAAACGTCCGCCCCATAGGGATTTCTGAACCTTTACAGGCTCAAACTGCACGATCTCGCCTAGATCGCCAGACTTGCGGAAAGCAGTGTCTGCAACTACGGCATCGACACGCTTGCCAAACTCATTAAAGTTACCCTTGATATTGTTAACCTCGCTTGTTACACTATCAACGGACTTTGTTACTACTGCTATCTGCTCATTAAGAGACTTGATAGTGGCAGCAAGATCGCCAAAGGCATTAGTAAGAGACTCTTTAATTTCTGAAACTGCTTTTGCAACTTCTTCATTAAGTGCTACAGAAACTTCATTTACAGTATCTGCTGCTTCCTTGTTAGTCTCTTCTTCTACTGTTACATCTGCAACTGTAGAATCTGCACCACCATCAACTGACTTTTCAATTGGTGCCTCATCGACAACCACTGCTTCATCAGCAACTACATCTGTCTTTTCAACTTCAGTTGGCTGTGCCTCTGGAGCAACCTCTGCATTTTCAACTGCAACATCAACTGCTGCTTCTGTTGTTTCTGACATAGGGTTTACCTCCTTTGTAATCTTAATTGTACTAATGCCTTTAGCACTATCAACTAAGAACTTTATCATATCTGCTTTATCTTTATCATTCTTTTCAACAAAACCAATGTTCTTCATTTCTTCTCCAGAAACTGGGCTTACATGTGTTTCTTCTTCTGATGTGACAATGAGGCCAGATTGCTTATCATAAAATACATTTTCTAAAACTGTGTCGTCAGCCTTGATAACATCAACGCCATCAACCTTCTCAACTGACATAATACTTGCAAACTGATTTGCTGGACTATCAACCAATGAGAGTTCGATTAGGTCGTAGTCTTTAATAATTCTAATTTGCTTATCCATCTTTTCGTCATAAGCATCATCCCACTTGTTCATACGTCCCCCGATTGAAAAACCTGTGTATGTTCCATCAAGAACCTTTTCCCATGCATCTTGTGCACCCTTGGAAATGTAGGTAGAAACATAAACACCCTTGTAGAACTTCTTTGACTCTGGATCAAAATACTTTTCTTCTTTAAATGAAATCATCTTTCCTACTGCAGATGGCTGATGCATTTCTCTAATGTTCCCACGGAATTTAGCAAATGCTTCCATAGAAGCCTCTGTTGTTACAATGTCATATTGCTTGTCTAGGTTGTCAAGGGATGCAAAACCTGAAACGATTCTACGCTCTAAATCCACTTTTCCGAAAGGCATTGATAGACGAACGTTGTCGCCTTCCGTAATCCAGGAAGCCTTATTAATTTTCATAGCGTATCTATTATACCAAACGTTTATGGGGTTTTCTCAATTATTGAGACGAACGACCCTGACCCTGTGCATTTCTTCCAGATACCGTAGTTGTGCTGTCTGATTGGTTGTTTGTTCTTTCGGTATCTCTTGCTCTGTTCCCCGCAGTGTTAGCCCTTGCGTCTGCTGCTGCTCTTGCGTTTAACTCTAGTGGCTCATCCCCACCTTCTCTTTGAGGAAGATCAAGAATTTCACGAGCCTCATTTGGAAGCATAATCTGAGACTTAACATATTTTTCAAGAATTTGAGCCTGTGCAATCTCGTCTGTAAGAGTGAGTTCATTAAACTTAAGTTCTAGAATATCTGTTTGCTCTTTAATAATTTTGCTGATTACTTTTTCAAGGTGATGCTGTGCTGGTCGTGCAACCTGCTCTTTAAAGGTTCTGTCTTGTGAGAGTGCTGCTGCAAGTCCTGATTCTGACCCACCAAGTTTTGAAATAGGAACCTGATGAGCAATTAAGATATCATCACGATTTTGCTTGCGATACTCTTTAAATGATCCATCCTGAACACCATTCTCAATTGGCTCCATCTTAAACTCAACCTTATTCTGGTCTGTATCTCCAGGAAGTGGAATGTATAAAGTTCTGTGTGACTGAGACTTAAGTCCTGTTTGTAGGAATCTAAACATCTTGTCTTCTGAGTCTCCACTAAGTTGAGCACCCTTAAGAGTAATAATATATCTTGGGACAGCCTTGTTTTCAAAATAGTCAATGTTGTATTGGGATGCTAGGTGATCTCCAACTAAAGATGGAAGTGCAGAAACAATATCTGGCACACCATAGAATGTGTTTAATGGAGAGTATTCCTTAATGTGAATAATCTCATTTGGTCTTGGGTCTGATGTGACAGGGTTTGGATTGCTTGCTGCAAAATTTCTAAAGTAAACAATCTTATTTCCAATAATCTGTAAGAAGCCATCGTGAAGTCTACGAACACGAATTGTTGTTGCTGGTATGTGTCCAATATATCCGATTTGTCCTTCTATGTTTCTTCCTACCTCAATAAAGCCATTACCAGTTGCTTGAAGGTCTGTATAAACCTTCTCCATAATTTTTGTAAACGAATCTTCATCGTTTAAGTTTTCTAGCCAGTCACGAAGTTCGATCTTCATGCGTTCAATTCTCTTGCGAGCACGACCAACCTTTTCTTGATCATCGCTGCTTTCAAAACGAAGTGCAGTAGTGTCTGTTAGGTCAAACCTATAGCCCAAGCCAACAATATTTTCTACCTTGGCATCAATTGCAGCATGATTAGCAAAAGATGTATCGTAAAAGTTAGCCAACTCATACATGTTGTATGGTGGTGTAATAACATCGAACAGTCCGTATCCATTACGATATACCGTTCCAGGATTGATCTGCTTTGATGCAGAAGTTTCTCCTGCTGGCATAGCATTTGCTGAATCTAGATATGCAGGATCACCGATAGCCTTGTTTGCTACACGGCTTGTTCTGCGCTTAAAGTTTTGGTTTATACCATTAAGATCTTTTAGGTCTTCCCAGTTTTTATTAAATGGGTCTTGAGCAACAAAAGGATCTGGCTCTTTTTCTTGTGTGTTTAACTTTGCAAAAATTGGATATTCGTTACTCATCGCTACCGTACCTATCGTGAGTTTGTTGTGCTGCATGCCATGCACCTAGGTCATTCATGGATGGGATTAGTCCTTGCTGCATTCTGTCTAGTTGCTCAGAATATTCTTCATCAGTAACTCTAGTCAGTCCTGGAACAAAAACTGCGTCTCCATCACCTGGATCGCCGTAATACTTTGCAGCATCTTTTAGTTGTGCCATCTTTGAGAGGTCGCCTCTCATAGACTCAATGTTGAGGACATTGCCCTCTCCATCAGTAAACCACTTGCCGTTTGACTTCTTATAAACATATAGGCCCCAATTGTACTTCTTTTCAATAACTTGACGACGTACATTTTTTACAAGGGGTTTGCCAGTTTTTGGGTTAATTAATGCATCCATAACAACCAGTATACCATATTACACTGGAGATACGGTTTCTGATGACCATGAGACGGCATTATATATTCTTAAAGCATCTGCATCAACAGTTAATCCATTTAAGTCATCAATAATAATCTTATTTGTTCCAGAGTACGACTTATATACATTTTCTGGGCTAACTCCATATATTTCTGATGTAGAAATTGACAACATTCCATCCCACACGTAATTATCAAACCAATACTGCCATTCGTAGTCAATTAACCCCTCACTCTTTACATTAAGCCAAGGCCTTGTAACAGTTCTTTGAACCTGCTGCAAGTCTGTTGATTGATAGTAGGAGACATTATTAAATACCCCTGGGCCAGTAAGATTGATCGAGCCTGAGTACGAGTCAAAGTTTAGAGAGTCTGAAAATCTTAATCCGATTACTGACCATTCCTTAACTGTAAGAACTGGTTCTCTTACTAGTTTACCATTTAAGAAATAAGATACCCCATTGTACTGTTGACCAGTTTTTGCATCTAGTGCAAAAATTCTTGCCCTATTTCCAAGGTCATTGTTTGTGACCATAAAAAACTTTATGGTTTCACCTTTATAGTTAATCTCAAATAGTTGGACTGGTGATCCAGGAAATTCAAGATCGTCATATCTGTACCATAGTTGCATCGCATTAATTTTATAATTATCTGAAATTTGTAAGTTAACTGGTATTGATAGTCCACGATCTACAGATCCATCAAAACTACCCTTTAGTTCTATTCCAGAACTTCTTGTCATGTAGAGATATGGGGTGCTTCCCTTATAAATCGTAAATGGATTTTTTGTTTTATAATCATAATAAATACCTGACCTTGTATAAGGAAATATCTGTGTTCCAAATCTTGTTCCAATTGGATTAAACGAGTTATCGTTAAAAACTTGAGAAGACAGACTTAGTTGCTTTAGTGATACTGGTTTTGATATTGTTGACCTACTTATAAACTCTAGCCTATAAACAATAGCAAGATTATTAAAATTGATAGATTTGGTAGGATAAAGAATTGTATTATCAACTACTTCAAACTTTGTTGTACTCCATAGCGGGTGGCTATCTATGTCAATAATTTTTCCTTGTCTTGCTTTTTCTGATCTTGTGAAAGATGACTGAAGTGCATTTGCGCCATCTTCAATATATTGAAATGTTACATAACTTCTGATAGATGAATTTTGCGTATCATACTCATAAACTTTTTGAGTTTTTGTTGTCATGTCGTCATAATCATTCCAGTCAGTAAGCAGTGAGTTATCTAGTTGCTGATAGGTTTCCTGTACTGGATTAGAATAAGAATTATCTAAATCTCCATATGTCCAAGACTCTAACTCTTGATCTGATTCTATTACTCTTGATGGTGATGGGTATCCAACATTAAATTGAAGAAAATCTAAATCATAAAATTCATTTCCAATATCATTTTGTACATACTGGGCAAAATAAGAAAGTGGTAAGTAATCTTCCCAGTATCCCGATGTGCCTATGTCTAAGA